AGGAAAGACAACTAATAATGACCGCGCTAACAACAGCAGGATTCAAGAACAAACAACTACTAGGACAAGAATACTACTACATAAGCACAAAAGAGACACCATGAGCCAAAAAGACCTCATACCATTCGACAGAAGGAGCGCAGAAGAAGCCCGGGCAATCAGAAGTAAAGGAGGACAGACCAGAAGCCCGGCAAAGACACTCGCCGCAAAGTTACGATGGCTCAAGAAGAAAGGAGTCAGCGACGAAGCAGCACAAGAAATATACGAGGTAATGACGAACCCAGAACTCAGCGCACTAGACGCCCTCATATACCTCCGAAGCATCAGAAGCGCAGCAAAGAACCCGGAAGACAGGCTCCCTGACGGCAGGCTGGGTCCTGACGCCAGGCCGGGAACACTGCTCAATACTAATCAGAAGCTCGCGATGGCCGATAAGCTACTGGCGTGGCACCGGGCGTATCATGGCGAGACGTTCAAGATTCAGGGACAATTAGAGAGCGTTAATCTCGACCTATCCTATACTCTTACTCCTGATGACATCGCAAACATCGTCGCCGCTACCAGAACTCGGCCTCCTGTGGGCCCGGAAGGACGTCAAGGCGCTGAGTAGGCTATATTTTGGTGTAGAGCTTACTCCTCTCCAAGAGGAGATTGTTAGGACCGTCGCTTTCGATGAGCACCCGAGGACCGTCATCTGTTGCATGACTCGTTATGGTAAGAGCTATAGCGTGGCGATTGGTATTCTCCTGTGGATTGTGAGCAATCCTGGTAAGAGGGTTGCTATCGTTGCGCCGACCGGAGACAAGACCAGTATCATCAGGAATTATATCGCTCATCAAGTGGTAAAGAACAAGTATTTTATGGACCTACTGGACATTAGCCGTGTTGGGGCGGAGAGAATCAAGCGGGAGGTAAGCCATAACCGGATGACTTGGCGCAACGGCGTGGAGATGAGGACTCTATCCGCTGATGGACAGGGAGAGGGTCTTATGGGGTTCGGGGCTGACAAGGTGATAGTGGACGAGACTTGCGACATCGACTATGAGGTGTTCAGGAGCAAGATAACTCGTATGCTCGGTGATAACCCGGATAGCACCTATGTAGAGATTGGAAACCCCTGGCACCGGGACAACCAGATGTGGGAGCATTGGACGAATACGGACTGGAATAGGATTCACGTTGGGGCAGAAGACGCTCTTAGGGAGGGGAGAATCAGCCAGGAATTCCTTCGGGAGCAGCGAGAGACCCTTACCGATAGGGAGTTCCAGGTGTTGTATAAGGCGGAGTTCCCAGAGACTAGCGAGGACGCCCTCATCAATTGGGAGTGGATTGAGCGAGCGCACAAGGAGGCGGGGAAGGAGATAATAGACCCCGAAGTATACGCTGGTATTGACGTTGCAGAGCAAGGAAACGACCTCACAGTAATAACCATCGGGAGAAAGGACAAGGAGATGGGTAACTGGTCGGTCTTAGCTATTGAGAGTTGGGGGAAGACCGACCTCATGCCCACGGTAGCGAAGGTAGTCCCGATACTCGAGCGCTACGGCGTATCCTTGTGCCGTGTGGACGCGAACGGGGTGGGGGCCGGGGTCTACGGTCGTCTCGAAGAACTGCGTCGTGAGGGGCGCGTAAAATCGAGGATTGAGCCATTCAAGGCGGGGATGAGCCCGCACACTGCCGTCGCAAAGGAGCGGTTCATTAATGCTAACGCGGAGTCTTTCTGGTATCTTCGTGGATTGTTCGAGGCCGGAAAGATTACTATCCCGACGCATCGGGAGTTGATTAATCAGTTGAGTAAGATGAAGTGGGAGCTTACTAGCGCACAAAAGATTCGTATCAGAAGGCCGGGAGAGAAGATGGGTGATACTGCGGAGGCAAAGAGTCCTGACTTCGCTGATAGTCTTAATATCATGTGTTGGGGTGGTGGCTCACAACGATTGGTCTTTAACGCTCTTGACATGGGCTCTTATATAAAGAAACCCGTCATCGCAAAAAGCGTTTAAATACTCTCGTCATTACGGCCCCAGACCCCCGAAAACGAGCCGCAAAGCTTTTATTCCTGTCCTCCCTCTCTCTATCGAAGGGACCGAGAGTAACTTCCCGGTTCCTATGGAGGACAACACCATGAAGGACGAACAAATGAAGGACTGGCGCGGCAACGTATATGACCCCGAGGAACAACTCGGGGAAGCGTGCGAGCGGTGCGGACAGCCGGCAGTGAGGAACTTCTGCATCAGAGAAGGAGAAGCGGGAAGGACCCACTGGCACGGGAGGATTCACACCTTCGACCTACACTTATTGGCGTTGTGTCGGAAGTGCGCTAACGAGGACCACGCCAAGAGGAGAGAACAATGATAATGACAAGATGGGGCCGAAAGGCCCCCCCTTGCCTCTTTGGTAGCAACCACCGATGGAACGAGAAGGACTCAGGAGTATGTAGCAAGTGCGGTTATGACGTCTTCGACGAGTGCTATCGACGGTAGGACCACCTTTGGGCAAAAGGAGGGAAGATTTTAAATAACAAGGAGCGTAAGAGAGAGAAGCATGACGAGCGGCCAATGTCCTCATCCTTGGAATAAAGGCAAGAAGGGAACGTTCCAAAGGGGACATTCGCAAGTGAACCGTGGTAAGGGACAGTTCCAGAAGGGACATTCTCTTACGGATAAGGAAGCGGCGCGGAAGAGGGCGCTCAAGAATTACGAGAGTGGCAACTCGCTGAGGGTCATCAATGTGCGCTCGCAGGCATTTGGGAACAAGGACGAATGGTATGGGCTGGGAAAGGCGAAATGGAGGTCGTTAAGCCAAAAGATTCGCCGTAGGGACGCAGGAATATGCCAAAGTTGCGGCGTTATACCTGACAAGCACAACTGTCATCACATAATACCATATTCTGTGAGTAAGGACAATAGAGAGGAGAATCTCGTTACGCTCTGCATACCCTGTCACACTTCAATAGAATATTATACTAAATTGCAATACGCAAAAGGAGGCACGATATGAAAAAGAGCAATGCGTCTGCATCCGTGAAAAAGGAGATAAGCAGGCTCCGCTCAGAGGTCAGAAAACTACAACTGGCGAGAAAAGACATCAGCCCGTTCTCCGGAGTAGTATCTGGTAATTACTGGACACAAACCGGTATGCCATGGGCGAGCGGCGAAGGTCGAAAAGCGGTGATGACCGAGTATTTCTGGCATTAACGAACAGATTCGTTCTGACGTTACCAGGGACCAATACGCGGTCAGCCACGCAGAGTAGACACTAACGAGCTTCGGCAGTTCAGTCAGACCTTTTGGGTTAATGCCTGTGTGAAGACTATCCTCGACGAGATTAGCAGTTGTGATTGGGACATCGTTCCTAAAGAGGACTTCGATTATGACTGGGTAGAGGAGCAGATAAAAGAAGTAAAGGACTTCTTCCTTCGACCGAACAAGAACGGTGAAAGCTTCGAGTTCCTGACGAGAGCGCTCCTCAAGGATATTCTCGAGATAGACGCTGGCGTGATAGTCAAGGTGTTCGACATCAACAGCTATGACTTCGACGAGATAGAGCCCAAATCCGGTGCTCCCATGCTTAAGCCGATGGGACAACGAAAGATGACAGAGCTATACGCCCGTGACGGCGCGAGTTTCCTTAAGGAGATTGACAAGTTCGGTTTCGAGAAAGGATACTGGCAATACAGCTACCAGATTCCTGCTCATCCAATGTGGTTTAACAAGGAAGAAGTAATGTATGTATCAGAGCAGGGAAGGAGCATGAGTTGTTACGGCTACGCCAGGACACAGGCGGTCCTCGACATCGTCAAGAGCCTGCACTACTCTACCTTGTATAACAAGCGGTTCTTCGAGGAGACAGCAATCCCTGACGGAGTATTGTCTCTCCTTGACACGAACGAGGTGGAGATGGCCGACTTCCGTAACTACTGGAACGGGGAGTTCAAGGCGCAACCCCACAAGGTAGGGATTCTGAACAAGGACGTCAAGTGGAACCCTCTCTCCCCAATGAACACGGAACTACAATTCTTGGAGACGCAGAAGTGGTATATGAACATCGTCATCTCAGAGTTCGGCCTCACTCCCAGCGAATTGGGGATTACTGACGACCTGAACAAGAGCACCAGCGCCACACAAGCAGAGCTTACCAAGAGAAAAGGAATTCGTCCGTTACTTCGGCTCTTGGAGAAGGCGTGGAACACGAACGTTCTCTCAGAGTTCGGTTATGAGGGTATAGAATTCCAGTATGTCTATGACGACCCCGCAGAAAAGCACTCCCGACTAACGAACTGGCAGATGGAGTTACAAATGGGAGTGAAGACAGTGAACGAGGTTCGTAACGAGCTAGGACTACAGCCGATAGAGGGTGGTGACGTGAGCAACAACCTCGCCTCACAACTCTCGCAGATGACCGGCCAGGGTGGAAAGCCCGGGTTCGGCGGGGAGCAAGCAAAGCCGGGTGAGAAGCAAGATGATAACGAGAGCGCGGGATACAAGGACAACCTTAAGCGGGAGCAGTCCAAGAGCGAGAAGGGCATGGCGGAGCAGCGCCTCGAGGAACGAGAACGAAAGGATAGCATACAGCATCCTTACGGTGACGCTAATCGGCCGGTGGGTAACTTCAAGGGGGCGAAGGACTACAAGATGATGAGCTATGAAGAGCTTATTGCCGAGCACAAGAAGCTCGTCGCGGTCCTAGAGGGTGGAGACCCTGAGGAGATAAAGAGTGAGGCTGAAGAACAGCGGAAGGAGTTGTCACAATACCTCCGCGAGAGCAAGGAAGTGTCCTGATGCTGAGCGGGATACAGCACAAGAAGCGACTAATGAAGGGCGTTGATGACGGACAATACTACCGAGACCAGCCAATAAGCCAAAGAAGAAGACCCAGCGGCGCAGACTTCCAACCACAAAACCCCCGGCCTACAGACACCGCACTACCGAACCCGTGGAGGAATAGCGACCAGCCGCACACCGACACCAGGCCAGGAGGACTCGGCGATAGCAGGGCAAAGCCCGGAAAAGACACGTTCAGAGGAAAGGACCAAGTCCACTGTCCTATCTGTGGGCAGCCGACCCTATCGGGACTGAACAGCCTAGAGAACCTTGACGAGGACGTCCGTTGCACACAGTGCGGCGCGAGATTCCGCGCGGAAGAACTACTCGCTGCTCCATTCATGGAGGAGATGGCGAACGTCCTAGGACAGCACAATATGAGTAATCCAGTATCAATTCCGGGGATAAAGGTAAAGAGCTTCGACAAGGAGTCTCCAGACATTACTGTCAAGGAGTGGACTGGTCTCGACGTTAACAAGTTCTTTCCTCACGCACAACACTATGCTAACAGCAAGGAATACCGAAAGTTATTGCGGGAATACTTCGGAGAACTGAGCGCCAAGAAAAGAGAAATGATAATCGCCATACTAAAGAACGGCATGAGAATGGGAGAGGGGATGAGCAAGATTAGCATGAAACTACGAGACGTTTTCGACGGTGACATCAGGAGAGCAGAAATAGTTGCGAGAACAGAGGTGGTAAGGATAGCTAACGAGGCGAACCTCGAGCGAATGGACGACAAGGGAACGCTCTATGTGGAATACATCGCTAGCCACGAGGACGGTCGTCGTTGTGAGAACTGCGCGGACCATGACGGAAAAATATATAAGCTAGTTGACGCCAAGGGACTATTGCCGTTGCACCCCCAGTGCCGTTGCACGCTCACGGAGAGATACGAGCCATGACCCTGACCTTGAAGGCTGAGGACGCGGTGATGCTACAGTTGCTCCAGGAGATACTCCAGGAACTAAAGCTCATTAGGGAGGAACTTCGTCACAGATGATAGAACGTCGCCGTCTTCAACGACTGGTCGTTTCGACGCTTCACGAGAACGGCGAGATGAGGGCCAGGGAGTTATATAGTGTTCTCGTTGTCCAACAGCCCAGTGTTCTTCGTGAGGAGAAGGTTCGCGGGTTCAGGAGCTTCTGCAAGATAATAAATACTTTTTCGGGGGTAAGGAATGTCGGCGACAATCCCACTTTCTATAAGGTTTCCAGGATAACGTTTAAATAACAAGGAATACGGATACTGTTTCCGTAATGAACGATTTCGAGTATATCATACCTCTACAGAAGACCGTCTCTGGAGAACTGACGGGTATCGCAAGCACCACTTCTGTCGATAGGGACGAGGAGCGGATGAGCGATGAGGCGCTCAGGATGATGGTATCAGACATTAGGCGCGTCGGGGTTAACTTGTTTGGTAATCATGAGCATAACTGGGAGAACACTCTCGGAGTAATAAAGCAGGCGGAATTGGAGGGGAAGGCGGTTCGTGTGGGGATTACTCTTGATGACCCGCAGACTAATCCAAAGGTTCCCATGCTGCTCAACAAGTTAAAGCGCGGTATCCAACTCGGGTTGAGTGTTGGTGGTAACGTCGAGAGTTACAAGTGGGAGTTTGACCGTGAATTGCAGAAGAAGATTAAGGTATTGGACAAGGTAAAGATTTACGAGGTGTCGGTGGTAGGGATTCCTTCTAACGCTGACGCGAGCGTGTCTATTCCCCAGGCGATAGCGAAGAGCGCTAGGATGGAGAAGTCTTGTCCTGCTTGTTTCTCGATAATCAAGGGCGAAGAATGCCAGACGTGCTTTTGGAGGTCATAACAATGGCGAAGCTACTATACGGTCAACGGGTTAAGGTTGGAGGCAGAGAAGGAATCGTTATCGACGACTCCGACAAGGTAAAGGTAAAGTTCGACAACGGAGAAGTAGGATTCTTCCCAATGGATGGGATAGAGCCGGTCGTTGAGGACACGAGACTCAAGGAGATAAAAACTTGTCAGAATTGCGGCCACAAAATTGACTCTATGCTAATAGAAAATTGTCCTCATTGCGGAGCCCATATTCAAACAGTGACGTCTAGAGGAAAGGCCGCCGACCACTTCATGCAGCACCCTACGGCGGCGGGACAGGACCCTCTTGCTCAACCAGAAAGAAAGACTGGTAGGAGCGTCGGGGAAGAACAAGAGGTCATGGGGAAGTCTCTTGACCGTTTTGCACCACACAAGTAATTCACCATCACGTTTATATATCAAGGAGTGAGGATACAACAGTCGGAGGCTCAACCATGGTAGATGTCGAGAAGGCAAAGAAGGAACGGCTCAAGGAAGAAGAACCGAAAGAAGAAGCCGAGAAAGCACACGCAGAACCAGACCAGGACAATAGTGGCGGGGCATCCGATAACGACGATGACAACAAGGCAAAGAAGAAGTTCGAGGAAGTAGACGAGGACGACGACGAAGAAGAAAAGAAGAAGAAAAAGAAGGCCAAGAAAGGAGAAGGCCACGCCGTCAGTCCAGAGGAGAGCGGAGCAGCGAGCGACTCAGCAGAGCACTCTACTAGCCCGGGAATGGGCGTTCCCTCGACACAGAACGTTTTCACTCCACCGAGCAGCGTATCGGGAAAGAGGGAACAGGAGACCCCGATGGGGAAGTCAGTAGAGCCTGACTTGACAAAGTCTCCGTTGTTCGTGAACATATCCAAGCAGATGGAGTCCTTGCAAGAGGCCCTGTCTACCAAGGTCGACGCGCTAGAGAAGAGCGTTAACGACCGCTTGGGGAACATCAAGAAGGACATGGAGAAGGTAGAAAAGTTCTATGAGCAGAGCTTCTACAAGGCTGCCGGCGAGAACGTCGGCCCTGAGGCGTTACAGTCTCTCTCCATCGCAAAGCAGATTGAGAACGGGACCGTCAGGTTCCGTAACAAGTAGGTGAGCACAATGACCAAAATGGACTTCCAGAAGGCGTATTGTGGCCCGCAGGGACTCCCGGAGGACATGGTAGTGTCCGATGGTAGTTATGACCTGAGAAAGTCACTCGCCGCAGAGATGATGGAGGGTGGATTCACTATCAGAAAGGCCCTCTCAACGACACTCAGCACTTATGCGGCGGGAACGCTGCCGGTGCTTATCCCGGTGTATGTCGACCCAGAGATTATCGACCTCACGAGGAGGGCAACCCCCCTTGTGGAGTTGATTCCCCGGGTGACGAACTACGGTAAGACGGCTGACTACAACCAGATTAGTGTCATCGCTACCGCACAACCGCTAGGAGAGGACGCAGCGCTTAGTGAACAGAGCGATACTTACGTCAGGAAGAGCCTGCCAGTAAAGTATCTCTACAGCGTCGGCAGGGTAACCGGACCGATGTTCGCTGCTAGCAAGCAGTTCTTGAGCAGCGGTGGATACGTTGACGCGCTCAGTCTCGAGGTAAAGAACAAGACCCTCGCGATGAAGCGACTAGAGGAGGCGATGATATTGCTCGGTGACAGCGTCACGGCATGGACCGAGCCGGTGAACAGCGTGAGCGTCGCGGCAGCATACAGCTTCGACGGACTCTGGGAGCTCATCAGCAACTCCAACAGCAACGGCTACGGCGGAAGCACAAGCTACCGGACCGACATGGCAGGAGCAAGCCTGGGCATCGCTAACATCAGGACGGCAATCAGGACCGCGAGAACGGCCGGCGGAGAGCCCAACCTCATCGTTTGCGACTACGCGACGTATGATGTCATCAAGGCGCTCATCCAGGACCAGCTACGGTATGTCTCTACGCAGACTATCGCTTGGGGCATCACGGTAGTGAGCTTCGAGGGATTGCCCATCATCGCAAGCAGGTTCTTGTCCAGCACGGCCGGAACTGGAGCGATGGTCCCGCAGACCGGTAGAAGCCTGTTCGTGCTTGACACCAACGTTATCGAGATGCGTGTATTGCAGGACGTGAGCTACGAGGAACTAGCAAAGACTAACGACAGCACAAAGTTCATGCTGAAGTGCTATGAAGTCCTCGTTGTCAAGGCCCCGCAGTTCAACCACGTCATCATCGACATTGGAGCATAAGGAGGATTGAACGATGGCAGTCTTTACAGACGGGACAACGAGTGGAGTAGTCACCAAGGAAGTAGCGCCGAACGCCGGAGTGAAGTTCATCAAGGTGTTCGTTCCCGCGACCTTCGCGTGGGGAACCGACAGCATCGTCGTTGACCTCACGAAATACGGCATGAGGAACGTGAGCGCGTTCTGGGCCCAGGAGGAGACGACTGCGGGAAGCATTCTCGTCGCCGGGACCGGGACGACTAGCGTTACCACGGGAACACTCACGTTCGTGAGCACAGGAAGCAGCGCGAACACCTGCGGTGGCAGTCTATTCGTCATCGGCTACTAGACCACCGATGAATCCTTTTTTTTTAATTACC